TCACTATCTTTGCCATATCTTATTAGTTTGGATATTTCCCCCGTTTTGGCCGTCAAATCTTATTTTCGGGGGAATACCTAAAGATACAAAAAAGCCAACTAATTCGCAATACTTTGTGTATGAATTAGTTGGCTGATTTTGTAATATTTAATGAATGTCCCTGTTTAACTTTTAAAATTAGAGAGCAGAGTCGCAAGAAGAATTAACAGAGTAGCCGGGCCTCGCAGAAATATGAACGGTGCAGGGGCTGGTGGTAGATTGGTTGCCAGACGTAGCGGTGAAGCTGGTACATCACAGTTGGGGTCACGCAGACAGCGTTATAGTGACCTTCGTACTTCATTTGGTTTAAGTGGTGGCTAGCTATGAACAAAGTAGAACAAGCGAGCCAATATATAGACCTCATTCGGGTAAAATCGAATGAGGCTTTACTGTTTTTATCACTTGGTAAAGATTCGCTTGTTCTGCTTGATTTAATCTATCCGAAGTTTGACCGGATTGTTTGTGTGTTTATGTACTTTGTTAAGAATTTGGAACATATTAACCGTTGGATAAACTGGACTAAAGCCAAGTATCCGAAGATAGAGTTTGTTCAGGTACCACATTGGAACTTAACTTATATTCTTCGTGGAGGTATGTATTGCGTGCCTAATCCGAAAGTGAAACTATTGAAGTTGGCAGATGTGGTAAAGGCTATGCAGCTTAAATACGGATTGTACTATACATTCTTAGGCATGAAGAAAGCCGACGGTATGAATCGTAGGCTGATGCTGAAAGGATATGAGGCAAACGGTTACGAGAATAAGGGTATGGTTTATCCTTTGGCTGATTGGACACAAAAGGATATTCTTGCTTACATGAAGCAACACAACTTACCCGAACCAGTTAGATATTCATTGAAAGCCAGTTCGGGTGTCGGTTTTAATCTTGACTGTATGCTTTGGATGGAGAAGAATTACCCACAGGACTTACAGGGAATTTACAAAGTTTTCCCGATGGCTGAAAGAGTGCTTTGGGAGTATCATAACAAATAAAATTAATAGGAGGAAAGCCGAGTTAGAAGAAAATCAGAAGCCCAACTTGCAGAACAAGCAAGAAGAGTTTATAGCAACATCAATTGGAACAGAAGCGGTGCTTATGCCCGTGCATATAGAGTAAATCGTGCATATCAGAATGCAAGAGCGCAGCAGGCTGCAAGAGGTTTAAGCAATGGCTAACATGGAACTGAGTAAATACATAAAGAGTGAATCGGTAGAACTTAATCGTTCTGCCATTCACTTCGCTGATTATAATCCTCGAAAACTTTCTGATGAATCACGTAAGACACTAAAACGTGGTATCAAGAAATTCGGATTGGTCGGTGGAATTGTCGTTAATAAGCGTACTGGGCTTACCGTAGTCAGCGGACACCAGCGTTTGTCTGTCATGGACGAATTACAAAAGTTTCCCGATAACGACTATCGCATTCGTGTCGATGTCATTGACGTGGACGAACAGCAGGAAAAGGAGTTGAATATTCTAATGAACAACCCTAATGCACAAGGTTCTTGGGATTTTGACGCTCTTGCCCGTATTGTTCCTGATATTGACTGGAAAGATGCAGGATTGACGGATGCCGACTTGAATATGATTGGGGTTGATTTTCTTTTGCAGACCGAAGAAGAAAGCTCCATTGCTGACGAACTGGAAAGCATGATGTCGCCTGTAACAGAACAAAAAGAAGCCGATAAAGCCGCCAAACAGTTGGAACGTGCTGAAAAGGTAGCCCACATGAAAGAGGTCAAGCATCAGGTGAAAGAAAACGCACAGAAGCAAGCTGAGAACATGGATGCCTATGTGATGTTGTCCTTCGATACCTATGAAGCTAAAGCCGCTTTCTGCGAAAGGTTCGGGTATGAACCAGATATGAAGTTTATAAAGGGAGAAGTTTTTGATGAACAAGTAGAAAGTATAGATTAATTATTGGGAGGAAAGCTGAGTTAGAAAGAAAACATATAGCCAGTTATATCAGCAGTCCAGACGAATAATGTACAACGCTGGAAGACAATACGGGTTAGGTTCTGCAAGACAAAGAAACATAAGGGATAGAACGAAATCTATAATGGGAAGATATGCTGAGAAAATAGATAGCTATTTCTCAAAAAGAGGAGTTGATGTCTATGGAAACAAGCCAATTTCTCGCCGTGTATATATGGGTAACAATAACGGTTAAAATTATGATTGGCGATTTTATACTTTGGATAAGGAATGTTCTAAAGCAAAACCTGTTTTGTGTTCATCATTATGTTTGGAAAGGTAGTGTGATGTTCTCTGAGTTCAGGTATGAACAATGTGAGAAATGTGGAAAATTAAAGAAGTAATATGAGCAATAGTGAATCTCAAAATAGAAAAGGTAAAGGAGGAAGAAAGCCTAAGTTTGATTATACAAGCGAGGAATTTCTTTCTCTCGTGGAATCGTATGCCAAAAAGGGATTCACTGACAAGGAAATTGCTTATGCCATAGGGATTTTGCCTCAAACATTCTGCGAAAAGAAAAGTGAGTACACCGAAATATCCGAAGTCTTAGCGCGTGGGCGCGCGACAATCAATGCCACTGTAAGGGCTAAATTCCTTGCAATGGCTCTCGGTGGCATAAAAACCAAAAGCACCGTGGTAAGAAAGCTCCGTGATTCAGAAGGGAATTTGACGGGCGAAGATGAATTACAAGTAAGCGAAAGCGAGTTGGCTCCTAATTTGCAAGCAATGTCCGTTTGGCTGTACCACCATGATGAAGATTGGAGAAAGATTGAGCGCAAACAAGATGAAGACGCTGATATTCCAACAGACATAGAGCATGGCATCAACATTGATTCTTGGATTAAAGACAAGCTGAAATGATAGTACCTCAAGAAATTTACCATCCATTATACGAGGATAAGGAAAAATTTATAATTCTTATTACCGGTGGGCGTGGTTCGGGAAAGTCTTTCAATGCTTCTACCTTTATTGAGCGGTTGACTTTTGAAATGACTCCCGTAGAGAAAATAGTTCATCAGATTCTTTACACCCGTTACACGATGGTTTCTGCCGGTATGTCTATCATCCCCGAAATGATGGAGAAGATAGATTTGGACGGTACCACGAAATATTTCAAGACCACAAAGACGGACATAGTCAATAAGATGACTAAGAGCCGTATCATGTTTCGGGGTATCAAGACTTCTTCCGGAAACCAGACAGCAAAACTGAAATCCATTCAAGGCATTACGACTTTTGTCTGCGATGAAGCGGAAGAGTGGACAAGCGAAGATGAGTTCGACAAGATAATGCTCTCCATTCGCAAGAAGGGTATTCAGAACCGAATTATCATTATAATGAACCCATGCGATTCCAATCACTTCATCTACAAGAAATACATTGAGAAAACTCACAAGCTGGTAGAGATTGACGGTGTGCAGGTTCAGATTTCCACTCATCCGAATGTGCTCCATATCCATACTACGTATTTTGATAACTTGGATAACCTTTCTCCTGAGTTCCTGAAAGAGGTGGAAGATATGAAGGTGAGTAATCCTGAAAAGTATGCTCATGTGGTTATCGGCCGGTGGGCTGACGTTGCAGAAGGTGCTGTGTTCAAGAAGTGGGGAATTGTTGACGAGTTCCCGGCTTGGGCAAAGAAAATTGCTTTCGGGCAAGACTTCGGTTATACGCATGACCCGTCTGCTTCCATTCGTTGTGGTATCGTTGATAACGCCCTTTACTTGGATGAAGTGGATTACCGTACTGGATTGCTTTCTTCTGACATCATCAAGACTCTTCGCCCGTGGGGATTGAAAGTCATAGCTGACAGTGCTGACCCTCGATTGATTCAAGAGATACACAACGGAGGAATCAAGATATATGCCGTAGAGAAAGGTGCAGGCTCTATCAATGCCGGAATTGACAAAATGAAAGATATGGAGATTTATATAACCAAACGCTCGTACAACTTGCAAAGCGAGTTCAGAAAGTATGTTTGGGCAAAGGATAAGGACGGGAACTATATCAACGAACCGGAAGACCATGACAATCACGGAATAGATGCTGTACGTTACTATGTATTGGGTGAGCTTCTTGGCAAGATTCAGAAGCCGAAAGATTTAACAGGAATATTCACACATTAAAAATATAAACTATGCCATTGAATTTAGAAGAAATATTAGCATTGCCTGACATCGGGCAGAAGATAAACTACCTGAAGAAAGGTAGGAAGACTGAACTTCCCGACCGTTGCAAACTTTGGGATGATTGGAATCCGGAACGACATGAAATCATGGTTGACAAAAAGAAGTATCCGGACAGAAAAGTACTTGATAAGGAATCCGAAAAAGTATTCGATGAAAAAACTGGTAAGACTTATGAAATCGAAGCAAAGTATAAGACTGAACCGGTGAACCGTATTTCCATTCCATTGGAACAAGATATAGTGAACATTCAAACAGCTTTCACGGTCGGCACAGAACCGTCTATGGATTGCACTCCGACTGATGATGATGAAAAGAAGCTGCTGGATGCGGTAAAGGCTGTATTTAAATCCAACAAAATCAAATACCAAAACAAGAAGATTGTCCGTGCCTGGCTCTCCGAACAAGAAGCGGCAGAATATTGGTATGTTACCGATGATGATTCGTTTTGGGCAAAGTTTTGGAAGAAAGTTAAGACTACGTTCGGTGGCAAGGTCAAGCCCACCAAGAAACTGAAAAGCGTGTTATGGTCTCCATTCAGAGGTGATAAGCTATACCCGTTCTTTAACGACGAAGGTAAAATGATTGCTTTCTCACGTGAGTATAAAAAGAAGCTCATGGATGATTCGGAGGTCATCTGCTTTATGACTATCACGGACAAAATGGTTTATCAATGGGATTTGTCTAAAGGATATGAAGAAAGAACTCCTTTTGCTCATGGATTCCCAAAACTACCGGTTCTCTATGCTTATCGTCCTGAACCTTATTGCAAGAAGATAAAGACCTTCCGGGTCCGGTTGGAGAAACTATTATCCAATTATGCTGATTGTATCGACTATCATTTTTTCCCCATTTTGGAATTAATTGGTGAAGTGATAGGGTTCACTGGTAAGACAAAGGATAGAATGGTAAAACTGGAAGGAGAGGGGGCTGGTGCACGATATTTAACATGGAATCAGGTGCCAGATACCGTAAAATTTGAAGCAGAAACACTCACTAATATGGCTTATGATATGTCAAACACTCCAAGAATATCCTTTGAGACGTTGAAGGGGGTAGGCAAAGCATCAGGAACCGCTTTCCGCTTTATGTTCATGGGTGCACATATGGCGGTAGAAAATCACGGTGAGGTTATCGGTGAGTTCTTGCAGCGGAGAGTAAATTTCATTGTTTCCGCTTTAGGCTCTATCAATCCAACCGAGTTTAGCAAGGCATCGCAGACCATTGACATAGAAACAGAACTGGTTCCATATATGATTGATGATTTGAATGATAAGGTGACTACTGCCGTTTCCGCTGTCAGTGGTGGCATCTGGTCAACGCGTGAGGGAATCATGTTTGCCGGAAATGCTGATAGGGTAGAAGAGGAACTTGCAGAAATCAAGGAGGAACAAGGGGCAAAGAATAGTAATGCAGCGTTTCCTAACTTCAAGGGATAATTCATTACTTCATGTTTTTATAGTACTATTGAGCGGAGCTAATTTAGTTCCGCTTTTTTTATTGCTAAATTCTATATTATAGAATATATTTCTTGGAAAAATTTTATAATTCAAAATTAATTCATATTTTTGCATCAAATAAATGAGATATGAGAATTGTATCACATAAGAAATTGAAAGAGTTCTACGAAACGAAAGGCTATGAAGATTCACGCATAGCTTTAGAACGTTGGTATGATATAGCGGAAAAAGCTGAATGGAAGAACCTATCAGACATTAAAGTAGATTTTCCTGCTGCTGATTATGTAGGCAACCAGCACTATGTATTCAATATTAGAGGTAACAATTATCGACTGATAGTAGTTGTAAAGTTTACAATGGGCTATATTTTTATTCGGAAAGTGTGTACCCATAAAGAATATGATAAAATAGATTGTTCAACCATTTAAGATACAGGATATGAATAAAGTTAGTAAAGAACAATATGAATTTGCTTTGGCAAGAGTAGAGGAACTTCTGCCATTGGTTGATGATAATACCCCTGCAAACGATAAAAATGCGGTGGAGCTTACAGTTATGTCCGATATTGTGATAGCATACGAAAAAGAACATTATCCGATAGAAAAACCGACTGTTGCGGAATTGATAGAGCTATCTCTTGAAGAGAAAGGGATGAGTCAAAAGCAACTTGCTGGTGAGATTGGAATAAGTCCATCGCGTGTGAATGACTATATTTCTGGACGTTCGGAACCGACCCTCAAAATTGCGAGGTTGCTATGTCGAGTGTTGAATATACCTCCAGCCGCGATGTTGGGTTTCTGATTAGTTCATAAGAAGAATATTTAGGCGTGATTCATTCGGTTTCACGCCTTTTTTATACCATTTTACGACAATCGTTTCATTGTCGTGTATCACCTATCTGATAATTTCTCACATAGCTTATTAATGCCGAAATTTACCGTAGAAATTTATAAATCAAATTCATACGGTATGACAATCTTAGAACAAATCTTAGCAGGCCTTCAAACCAAGTTTTCTGGGGTGGATGCTGCTATTCTTGCCCGAATTGCCACTAAAAAGGCAGAGGGTGTAACGGACGCAGGCCAAGTACCTACCATTGTGGAGGGAATTAGCTTTTCGGACGTGCTAACAAATTATGGTGATTTCCGTGCCGGGGATGCTTCTTTCAAGTCAGTTCAGAACTACGAGAAGAAGCATAACCTTAAAGACGGTAAGCCAGTCGAGACTACCACTACTACCACAACCACCAAAGCGGAAGACAAGCCGGATGATATGGCTACCATCATTGCCAATGCAGTGAGTGCAGCCGTTAAACCGCTTTCTGACAAGCTCGCTCAGTTTGAAACGGAAAAGTCGCAAGCAACCCGGCAGGAGCAGATTATGGCAAAGGCAAAGGAGTATGGTATTCCCGAAAACTACGCCAAACGATGCGCCATTAAGGACGATGAGGACTTGGACGCATACTTCAAGGACTTGAAGCAGGAGTTTGCGAATGACGGCTTTAAGGGTGTAGTTCCTCCAGATACAGCAAAAAAAGAACTGGAGAATGAAACTCAGGCGTTTGCGAAAATGATTGCAGACGACACTAAAGAAATTGTAGAACAACAAAAACAGTGATTTTATGGCAGCAGGATTTAAGTATAATCTTGAACCGGAAGTTGAGCAGGAAGAACGCTACGACGTAGAAACCGGACGCAGACGCAGAGGTCCGTATAAGTTGGACACAACCAACCTCGTTGTCGGCTCGTACTTGCCCTCATTCACACCGATTGCAGCTGACTTGGTGAAGAAAACATCCCAAGTGGCTATCCGTGTGGAAGTATATGAGAAGTTTACGACAGGCTCCAATACCACATTGAAAATCAAGAAACGTTCTTTGGCTTACAAAGGTATGCACTTGGGTAACGGTGCGCATGGAGCGACAATCAACGCTATTGACAAGGCTGACAAAGCTTTTGATAAGCTGACGTTAGCGGCAGACTTTGGAGAAAATCTAGAAGCTGGAACAGTTCTTTACGAAGCGACAGCCGCAGACGGTACAACGCCCAAAGTTATCGCAAATTCAGCTCTGTATGAAAGGAAGCAGGTAGAGGATGGCATAGTATTGGTTTCCCTTTTGATGCGTGCGTTTGAAATCGAACCGACCAAGCTGGTAATGCCTTTCGCAGATATTGACAAGGCGAATATGCCGCACTTCCAGTTTAATGCTCAGGATGTCAAACAAGAAAAAGACACTGTATCAATTCCTAAGGCTTCTTCCAGTCGGGACGGATTGATGAGCAAGGAAGATAAAGCCAAATTGGATGGGGTTGCAGCACAAGCTAACAAGTATATTTTAACAGCAGCTACGACTTCTGCTCTTGGAGGTGTAAAGCAGGCAGCCAAAGTGAATGATGCATCTGGTACGGTGTCGGTAGAAAACTTTAACGGATTATTGACAGCGTTGAAAAACGCAGGTATAATGGCAAAATAAAGAAAGGAGGATGAATATATGATGCTAACTATTCATACATTGTTTAATGACCCGAACATTGTAAATGCAGTGATTCAGCGTGTCCTCAAGACAAGAAAGGACACAATTTATTGGCAGCAGTATTTGGGCTTCCGTAGGACTACTACTCGTGTATTTAAAGACTACATCGGTCAGGTTACTGGCGTGATGGCTGGTTCCATCAACTCCCGTTATGGCGAAAAGCCTATCCGTGAACGCAGGAATATCGGTTCCGGATATGGTGAGATTGCCTATTTGGGTGACCGCTATCAAATCTCAATCGACCGTTTGTCTGACTTGCAGGACTTGATAGATAAGTATAATGCCGCCAAACCGGAAGACCAGAAAGCAGCCATGCGTGACATCGTGGACTTCATCTATGACGATTACTGTCAGGTATTGCTGGCACCGCACAAGCGTATGGACATTATCGTAGGCTCTCTGTTGATGACTGGAGCAGCAAGCGTGAAGAACAAGGACGACAATGCCGGAGGAATTGACTTATTGAACATCGACTTGCCGTTCAAGTTTATCAAGCCGGACACAGAGGATAAAGACTATTTCGTCACTTACTTGCAGCAGAAACTGAATGAGCTGAAATCTATTTACGGCACATTCCCCAAGATGATTATGAGCCGTGGCACATTCGTCAAGAACATCATCGGTTCAAGCGAGTTCGGTGATAAGTTCAAGATGCAGCTTACAGGCAACGAGATGTATATGTCCACCGGGATTATCACTTCGCAACTGGCTTCTGCTATTTTTACGGGTATCGGACTTCCGGCTATTGAAATCAAGGAAGATTATGTGGTAGACCAAACAGGTAAGAATATCCCCATTTATGCAGATGGTCGTATTTCCCTGCTTCCGCAGGATAAAATCGGTTATATGCGCTTCCACACTCCTTATGAAGCTGTGGATGGTGTACCGGGACGTAATTACACTCAGGCAGATGGCGATATGCTGATTTCAGGTTACAAGGACGGCAATGGTCGCTATCTGGAATACACAGCCGAATGGATTCCGCAGATTGCGAACCCGAACCTGATTGTGAACTTCGATTTGAGTGAGATGAACGCATGACAGTAAACGATTATATATTACAGAAGTTTCAGACCTTCGGCGTTAACTTGTCGGAGGCTGACCTTTTCGATATATGTCTGAACGCAAAGATAAGCGGAGGGGGTGAGATGAACGAGGATTGCCAAACACGGGTGTCGGTGGCAATTGCGAAGTTCATCCCCTCTCTATTGCTTCGTGCCACTTCCATCAGCGAAAGCGGTTTTTCTATGTCTTGGAACATTCAAGGCATTAAGGATTACTATTCATTTCTGTGTAAACAGTACGGTTTGAAAGACGAACTGGGTAACAAACCTAAAGTGACTTTCTTATGATTGTAGATACTAATTGAAAAGTGCGCCAATATTCCAGTTGAAAATTGCGCCACCATAGGATAAGTATAATGACCTTT